AGTCCCGTCGAAATAATTCTTTTTAGACGTGGACCCAGACAGGGGGAGATATAAAATCATCTGGTCCATTTCAGGATCGTACTCTTCCATCACCTCGGTGATCTGGTAGTTCATGAAGTCCTTGACGCGCTTGGATTGCTCTTCAACCTGCTGGTTCACCGCGCCCATGACCCGAGTCTTAACCGGGCCTCCGGACGGCAGGAGCTCTTTGTAAGCCTGCGCTTGGAATTGAGTGACGCTCTCAGAGATCACGGGGTGCGTGACAGACGAGGCGCCCTCGAAAGGCGTCGACCGCTCTTCCTGTTTGATGCCCAAAAGACCCAGCCCCTTAACGTAGGTCTCTTCCCACTCAGAGCGGGATGCGATGTCGTCCTCGCCTGAGGCGCACAGTTCGCTGGCTATCTCCGAAAGAGTCTCATCGGGCAAGAACTCGGACAGGTTGGCGTCGAACGGGATCAGCTGCTCTACGTTCATCCCGCTTGCGATCTCTGCGATCGCTTGGATTAGCGCCGAGCCATCCGCTTGAGGAATGACTTCGGCCCCGCCGATAAAATCCATCGGAGCCTCGACGGGAACTTCGAAGCCCTGTTCTTCCGGCACGAGGGCTGGATCGACCATGGCTCCCATTGGGCGTGGCGGCAACATCAGTAGTACTCCCGTTTGCGAGGCGTGGCCTCTTCTGGAATCTCTTCATCATGTATAGCAACAAAGCCGCCCTGACGGAAGCGCATCAGTGCTAGGGTCATTGAGTCGACAAAGTCGTCGTGTTCGCCGACCGGGAAAGAAGCCACCTCTTCGATCACCTCGTCGGAAAACTTTTTACTTAGCGGCGCCCATACCATGCCAGCCTCGAACAGAGGAGACACGGTGTGCATGCGTGTTGTCTTGTCGACACCCCCGCCACCGGCTCTGCGGCCGGGTGAAAAGCCTAGAGCAGGGATGCCGCGGGTGCGCATCTCATCGATCAAGGGCCGGCCAGAAGCTTTCGCCTCGACAATAACCATATCCGGGTCCCAATACTCGCACTCATCCCACGCGACCTCCTTGAGCTCCGGAAAGCTCCAGCGCCCGCGCTTTGCATCCAACAAGATAATGTTGTCACGACCGCCCTCCTCAGGCTCAAAGACGCCCCACGTCGTGATGGCCGAATAGTCCGCCGATTCTTTCTTTGAGAATGCCGTGTCGTACGCCTGAAGGATGTACTTTAGATTCGGTATCTTTTCCTTCTGCCAATCGCGCCACCACTCGCGTTTGACGATGGCCTGCTCGGTGCTCGTTGGCTGTTGTTGCCACTGTGCCGACCACTTGCCCACAGGCAAAGAGGCTTTGATCGACAGCAGAGCGATCTTCTCCCAGAACTCAGGCCACAGGGGCTCTCCACTCGGCAAGAGCGCCGGGAACTCCACAACCTCCCACTGGTCCGCCATCGGGTCTGAAGATTGCGCTTCCAGCAAACGACCCGTGAGGTCCTTCTTCCCCCACCGGGTCATGACGAGAATAATCGCGCCGCCGGGCTGAAGCCGCTGCCGGGGGCCAGATGTGTACCACTCGTAAGCGTGATCAAATGCGGTCTCAGACAATGCGTCCTGTTCCGAGTGCGGGTCATCGATGATAAACAAGTCCGCGCCTCGACCGGTCACAGCTGCGCCCACACCAGCAGCAAAGTATTCCGCGCCTGCTGTGGTGCCCCACTTTCCTGCACCCTTGTTGTCTTCCTCCAGCTGCGTCCCCGAGAAGACGTCCTGATACTGGGGGTCCTCGATAAGGTTTCGGACCTTTCGGCCGAAGCGGACAGCCAACTCGGTGTTGTGCGTGGCTTGAATGATCTTCAGCTTTGGGTTTCGGCCCAGAAACCACGCCGGCATCAAATACGACGCAAACTCCGACTTCGAATGACGAGGCGGCATGTTGATAATCAGGCGCTTGAGTTCTCCGCGTGCCACCCGCTCCAGCTTTTCAGCGATGATCCGGTGATGCGCGCCCTCGATAAAACCATCGTAGACGTGATGCGCAAACGCCATGAAGCTGTTATGCACCCGCTCTTGCCGCTCCTGCCGAGCGTTAAGCTCTGTCAGCTGCAGTATCTCCCGGAGAACCTCATCCGGGATGGCGTTTAGGTTGGCGCTCATCAAAGCTCCTTGATGAAGTTCCCGCCCATGTGGCGATACCCCGTTCGACTAAGAGCCTTGCCCGTTTTCTTCGTCAGCACACCCGACGCCAAACCAACCGCCGTATGCGCCGCACCCCGGTCCTTGGACCAGCGCTCAAACATTCGAAGCAAACGAAACGCGGTCATCGATCCTCGGCGCTCTGGTTTGACGTACCAGACCAGATTGTAGGAAAACAGAATGGGCGCCCAATCGTAATAGGCCAGTTGACCCATGATCATACCCACTGGCTCGTCGCCGTCCATGGCGATGGCGCCGTAACCGTGCTCAGAAAGAATTACGCTGTCGTAGCACTTTTGCGCAGCGTACTCGATATCCACTGGGTACTTCTTCGGCAGCGCTTCTTCGTGCATCGCGAGTCCGAGCACCATAACGTCCGCAATGTTTTCAACAGTCAGTTCTTTGTATTCGGCCGTCATGCCAGCGGTTTAACCCCGAGTCGTTGTATTGCACTTGTTCCTGACCCAGAATTACCACGCATGGGGCTTGTGGGCAAGGACGTGCCAACGAATCGTTGGGGCTCGTAGCTGTTCAGGAGGTAGCTCGAGAGGTTCGATAGGCCCGCTGCGCGGCCACTACTCTCCGGCTCCTCAAGAGCAAGACGGGCGTAATACTCTTCGTACATCTCTTGGCTGATTTCACCGGACTCAAGCGCGGTGCGTAACCGAGCAACGCGCTCCGGATCGGGGCCCTCGCGGCTCGGTCCTTCGTCTGTTGTGCCGAAAAGTGCGCCTAATCCCATGTCAATACGATCCGCGAGAGAGACGGGCTCTTCGCCCTCAGGCGTCGGGGAAAACGCATCTCTCAACATCCCGGCACGAGATTGAATGGTGCTCATGATACCCTCCCCAGAGGGTTCACCGGTGTCGAGGCCTAAAAAGTTAAGAACACGATCTCCGTACACTTGGTTGGTTATGCCTCTGTATGTCTCTTTGCCGGTAACCGGGTCTACTTGCCTGTCCGATAGGTTCGCTGTTTCCGCGCTGTAGGGCCTTCCGGTGAACCAAAGTGACCCCATGTTGCGGACGCGATCTTCTACCGATCCTGAACTACGGTTGTAGTATCGACCCATCTCCCCCATGAACACTCTGTCCTGCGCCGACGGGTCATTGAGGAACTGTTCGGGTGTCATGCGCACACCGATGTGTCGCTCGGTCCAGTCGGGGATGTTTAGCCCCATAACTTGGTACTTCCCATACGCGCGGTCCCCCGCATATGGGCCCTGCTGGATTTCAGTGCCGAGCGTGCCGTAGTTGCCCGAACTCTCCACCATGCCAAACGCTTGTTGGAGTTGGTCTAATGAGAGGTCTGAAAAGTCCATCTGATATCTCCAAGATATTTTGCTACATCCTAGCAGTTGGCGATCATTTCCTCAATCGTCCTGCGCTGGTTGCCTTCGTTGAAGTTAGATTGTGCGATAGACGTCGTTGTTGTCGTTACATCCCCCGTGGGGGTGATGATCAGCAACTGCTTGTCGAGCGCCACAAACCCATAATAATCCACTTTAGCCGTCTTCTGAGGTGTCCAAAACCGATATCGGCCAGAACGACGAGATGTGTCCTTGGGTTCTGACGCTGTCTTCACATCTATTGTCACGAACCTAGAATCGTTGATCTTGCACCACAGGTCTGCTCCGTCACGGCTAACATGATGTACCTCGACGGCGAACGTCTCCAGAATGTAGCTTGCCAAGAACTCGCCCGCCCTGCCTGTGTCATGTGCAGCGGCCATACCATACCCCGGTTATTATAACTTATCGCGCGGCCTGACGAAGTGCGCGTAGGATCATCGTTTCTTGGTCAGACAAACAAGTGCCCGTGGGAATGCCGTTGAACATAGACACCAATGCGGGAGGGGCTGCTCCCGTCCTCTCCGCGCGGGCAAGCGTGGCTAAGTCCTGCTCGGTCAACGTCGGAGGAGTTTCGTACGGCGCCGGCGCGAGGTTGTAATCTCCGGTAAGCGGCTCATTGTCCCGCGTGGGAAGAACGCCCGAGGAGCGCGGGGCGTCACCCCCGTCTCGGCGGCGAAGCTCTTGCGCATACCTCATGTCAAGGTCCTCTTGCGTGGGAAGAGGAGCATACGGCAGGAAGTAATCGTCTGTAACAGGAGGCGGCTCGTATCGCATAGGCTCCATAGAACCGTCGGGCAAAACGCCGTCCGTCCGCGCGGCCATCCCGCTACCCATCGGCTCACTGCCTGCAGTGGGCAAAACGCCCGCCCGTGCTTGAGCCTGTGCGATGCGCTCAGAAGAGGCTCTTCTTGCAGAGGCTGCGAGAGCCTCATCGATCAGACTCATGCGTTCTTGCGAGTCAAGCGATCCTACTTGATTCGGTTGCGATGCGGAGGATGGCCCAAGAATCTCGTCTGCTCTAGCAAGAAGATCGGCATTTCTACGTTGTTGCTCCCTAATCCTCGCAAGAAGCGGATCGGTCTCAATGCTGCCGCCGTCTTGGAAGCGCGAAACGTCCTCCGAGCCCTCTCTTCGGGCGTAGTTTTGAACGATGGTGCGCACGACGTTCATCAGCATCTGCTCCCCCGAACTAAGCTCGGAGTTGAGAGGCTTGTTCAATAGGAGGGGTAAGACCGATTGAGGAAGAACACCCTCCGGTAGCGTGGCCGCATAATTTAGTGTCTGGACGTTCGCATCCGACATGATCTTAGACCCGCCCACTGGCTCATAATCTGCCGTGGGTAAAACGCCGTCCGTCAGTGCGGCCATTCGTCTAGACTCGTCTTTGTCGGGTCTCGGAGTGTCGAAGTAGTCCGGGCCGGGGAGCGGGGGCTCATACCGGAGCGGCTCGTAATCCGCCGTGGGCAAAACGCCGCTCGATGTGGTGGTCATTCCACGACCCATCGGCTCATAAGCTGTAGAAGGCAAAACGCCGCTCGATGGGGCGGTCATTCCACGACCCATCGGCTCATAAGCTGTAGAAGGCAAAACGCCGCTCGATGGGGGGCGACCCCGGGCAGGGGTTGGCGGTCGAGCAAAAACACCCGGCAGCACAACAACCAGAGGGGCTGGCACAATGTGTTCG